CCGCAACCACCTCCAATGTCATCCTGACCTGCAGGATCAAAACAGCGAGTGGAATAACCCATTGCAAGCAATTTATCCATAAAGTCAGTTGCCAGTTGGCGTTGACGCACATTGGCAGCAGCAACAGATTCATCCTGCTCGCAAATAACCGAAACAGTGGATTGCCAGATCTTCGGATCAAACAGATCAAACAACCGTTGCGCATCTTCCTGGGAAGAATTCTTGTCGTGAGCACAATAGTTGAAGAACGGTTGGCGACCGGTTGCATAGAACCAGTTTTCACCCTGCAATGCAATGCCAGTTAGATCAAGCTTCGCAGCAAACGGAATCAGCTTGTTACGTGCTTCATTGGTGCTTTCATGCACACTAAATTGAAGACCAACAGTGGGGATTTCAACACTGGTGTCACGCACCCAGGTGTAATCAATGTCCGGTGCTGATGTGCTAATAAGCAATGCAGCAGTAGGATAGAGCACATACAGTTGACGCAGGGCACTGATCAATCCTTGCTTATTCAGCAACGGTTCGCCCATGGACATGAACATGATCTGCATACGCTTCACCTGCGTAGGATCAATGTTTTCGTCGGCAAACAAATGTTGCACTTGCGCAACGATCTCATCGCCGGTTAGGCTTCGGATAAAGAATTCACCCGTTCCACAAAAACGGCAACCAACCGGACATCCAGATTGCGTGCTGCAACAGATGACAGTTCGTTCGTTATAGGTGGGATACTTATACAGCACCGATTCGGCTACGGCACCACGTTCACCTTCGTTAGTGAACACATACTTACGCACATTTGCATCCGAGGACTGGATGCACTTCACATTTTCCCAATGTTGATTTTTCATTTAGACTCCCTAAATTTGTTAACGGCCTCCCTGGCCTGTTTTGCATTATAGCAAGTTATTTACCATAAGTCAACGCGAGTAAAGTTAATTCTTCATCATCCAATTTGCATAATTTGCCAATTGTTTCGAGCTTAACTTCGTCACCCATAATATACCATTGACCATTCTTAAAATATGGAATGAATTCATCACCGTGCAAATTTTTAACTGCATACTGTGGAAATTCTAACATCATACCTCCAAGATTAGGCCAGCATCGAATGCACCGTTGGTTCCATTGTTCCAGTAACCGTACGGGTTGCATACTACACGAGTTTCATTAATCATGTAATCCCAATTTGTATGTGTATGACCATGAACCCAAAGATGGGCCTTATTGTGGTGACCAATCATTTCTTCAATGTCAGCAAAGTATGCAGCACCGCTGCGGTCGCCCAACCTACCACGCCTTTTCAATTCGTTACCAGGACTGTGATGCGACATCACAACAGTCTTACCTTCAAACGGCTCATCAAATCGTGTAAGGAGATGATGGATGAATTTATCATGCTCGCGTATGACATCACGTGGTGTTAATTTTACGCCACCTAATTTTATTTTTTCGTAGTCATTCATCATTCTATGGCAGGCACCCATAGTAATAGGATCACCCTCATTAAAGTCCGTCCACATGGTGCCGCCTATAAAACGCACACCATCAAGGACAAAGCAGTCATTGTTAAGGAAATAGAAATTGTTTGGACCCGTCTCGATCATGGTTGACCCGCCATTTGCATAGGCTGTCCAATCTTCATTTACCTTGATGAAATCATTCTCATAGTATTCGTGGTTGCCACAGATCATCAATACGTATTTGAAATACTTACACATTTCTTCTACAAAATTTCTCGCACCCATGCCAACACCGATGTCGCCGGCAAGCAACAATGTTACATCTTTGTAATCATCTGGCTTTTCCCAGATTGGGTCAAAAATATGGTCGTAGAGATTTTCCCGGAATTCCAGGTGCAAATCAGACCAAAGTTTCAGTTTCATGTTTGTACTCTTCTATGATTTCATCATCCCGTGTATCTAATACAGCAGTAATCTCACTATCCATATTATAAAAATACATAAAGAATCCAAATAATTTATGTTGAGGATATTTGAATAACAGGTATGTCTTATTCACTTTATTAATCCCCTGCGTTTCCTGCGTGCAATTTCTTTCTTGTATTCCTTAGGTGATAGACGTTTACCTTCTATCCAATACTGTTTTGGTCCGCCACCCTCTAATACCGCTGGCCCATCCAATCTGTGCAATACGCCGTCGACAAACCAAACCATATTATTGTTGTGTATATACGCTGGACCACCAATGCGGTGCCTTATACCATCTTTCCACCATTCTTCGATATTGTATTTTTGACTGACATAGGCAGGCCCGTAAATGCGGTGCCTCTTTCCCTCAGTATTTAAATAGATAATATCGGGGCGTGGTTCTGGTAGGCCTGGCCTTGCTGCAGGATATGGTCCGCCATAATAATTCCACCATTCGGGATTGTCGCCATATCCTTGAAAAGGAGGAGTCATGGCGGGTTCTATTCGACGATCTATAGAGAGCGCCTCGAATAGCTTGCCTAATTCTTCATCATTATTATCCATACTACCTCTATAGTAGCATGTATTTCCTAGTTAGTCAATCTGACTACAAGTCTCTAAGAATCCTTCAATGCCACCGTGTAATTTTACTACCATTGCATCCATTTCCGAAAAGAGTATTAATCGCTTCTTTGTTAGGAAATATGGATACTCCATCTTTGACATACCGAAGTTATGTCTAGACTTCATTGTTGCTGGAATCTCAAAACTATATGCTGTGAATATAGCCTTAATTACAACAAATCCCTTTAGGGATAATCTAAGTCCATCCGGGTGATGGAACAATAATTTATTTAGCTGCTCGTTATCTAACTCGGATGCACCGTCATGGTGTTTCCTAATCTCTTCAAATATTGCAATCTTGAGAGGAGTCATACCATTATTTATAACAACCACTGCGTGATGCCTATTAGGTTGATAATAATAAAGAATACACATTGTAAACCAATTACCTTGGGTGCATTACTATTTCTTAATAGATAGATGGTAGCAAAATTTGATAGTAGAAAAGGAATATATGCCCAACCGCTTACCGGAATATGTAAAGCAAGAAGCAACGAACCAATTACCGCGCCCCAAAAAGATATTTGTTCTATTACTGTTTTCATCATGGAATTATAAGGTAATTTGCGTCGAAACGCAATCTCGATAAATATAGCATGTTTTTATCATATGTATATTCTATTAGGAACAAAATTACAGGACAATTCTATTTCGGATCTCGATGTAGAAATATATTCTTTAAACGAATTCCAGAAAATGATTTTTGGGTATATTATTTTACTTCCTCAAGAGAGGTAAAGGATCTAATAGAGAAATTTGGAAAAGACAGTTTTGAAACAACTATCCTTCATAGGGACGAATCATACGATAATTGTTATTGGATAGAACAAAATCTCATAAAAGGGAATATTGAAAATTCTAAACTTCTGAATAGACATTATATTGACCCGTCTGACGGGAATAGAAAATTTTCAACTAAAGATAAACTTCAAACAAAAGAAACCAAAGAGAAGATTTCTTTATCTCATAGAATGAGAGATCCGGAAAAAGAATATATTAGAATAGAGAAGCAAAAGATAACAAAGGCAAATAGAACACCCGAAGAGAGAAAAATTCACAGTGAGAGAATCTCAAAGGGAAGGGCCGCAATGTCAGAAGAGGCAAAGACTGAAAGAATTAGAAAACAGTCTGAGGCTATGAAGAGATATCACCAAAATAGAAGATTAATGAAATTGGATAAATAGTGATATGAGAATTAGAGAAGCTATCGGCGAAGTAATGATAACACACCTGTTACAGTTGTGCAAGCGTGAACTCGAAATTAATGAACTTCCACCAATCTCTATCCTAAAAGATGAAACCACCACAGGTGGCGGCACATCATTCGGCCAATTTACAGACGGCGGAATTAAGGTTGTGTCTGCTGGGAGACATCCAATGGATGTCATGAGAACTCTTGCCCATGAACTAGTTCACTGGAAGCAAAGAGTTGAGGGTATGGAAATGGATGGTTCTGATGGAAGCGAAACTGAAAATCAAGCCAATGCCGTTGCCGGCATCATCATGCGTAAGTTCGGGCAAATGTATCCCGAATATTTCCTAAATACTCTTCCTTAATCTTCTTCGGTACAAGGTGTACCGTCGCTTAGTTTGAATACTGAGAAATCAGCAGTTTTGAACATCTTGTTCAATCTCTCTGCAAGATTAAAAGCATGTCCCGAATTAGAAAAACTTACCTTCTTGTATTTAGGACCGGGATAGGAGACCAAGTGGCTTAAGGTGCGCAGGTTGATCGGTTTTCCTTGATAGAACACGGCGTAAATAGCTTCGGCATCTAATACTTGTTCAGCCTTATAGTTCTTAGGATTAACGTTCTCTAAGATGATTACCGGTTTAGGTCTAGCCATTTTCATATCCTCCAATAAATATGCATATATTTATCAGAAAACAGAGTTTTTAATGGCTTTCAAACCCGTTAAAAAGAACCTCCATCCATTATCCGAGTTATGACAACAGGTTCGGAAACAACCACCTCGGCTTGTTTCGGTTTTTCTTGTTTCTGCAAGTCCTCAATTTCTTTGAGTAATTTTCTTGCCTCCGCAACAGTCATCCTATACTCTGTTACGTTTCTTTGTACATTTTTTAGGCGTTGCCTAAGTCTATCGATTTCTGACATCTTATCCTTTTAGCTTCAGTGTTAGTATATACATACTGAGTTCCTCGTCGAACACCTTGCCCCAGCGATTCGTGAGTTTTTCTGGATCTTGCATTTTGAAGTTTTTAGATTTGGAATCTGCTTCAGCAAGAAATTCTCTTGTTAAGGCTCGTTCCTCGATGTACATGGTTTTGCCAATTCTTCCCCAAAATACATAACACGGAGGATCTACTTCTTTAGGAGATCCATATCCCGGATAGTAGGTTGGCTTATCCTGTTTACCTTCTTCGGTAAACCAACCCCACACCGATCCCTTCTTGCTTCCATCCTTGCGATGGCCAACCCACTGGATCTTGATGTGTGAAGACATAAATCATTTCTTTGTATTCTTTTCCTTGCGTAGTTTAGTCAAGGAAGATCTCATTTCGAGTTCAGTTTTAAATGGTCCTGCAAATTCGTATGTTCCGAGTGTTGATAACTTTGGACAATATGCTGGCATCCAATTCTTTGGAAAATGCAAACAATAATACCCTGCACTATAATATACATCGCTCGAAGCCTTCTTACTGAATAGGGGAAGTTTGTTTCCGGCAATCAGCACCTCATTTGGGTTGTCGAAATCAACTGGATATCCGTTAATGAAGTAATCCTTCTTAACATTATCCTCGACATCTGCTTCAACAACATTCTTAAAAACATCTTCGTTAAAGAATCTATTTACTTCCTTACGATCAATGAATTGTTGTTTCACGCCCTTAACCATAAGGACATATTGATTTTTAATCTTTGTAAGAAGGCCGATACGTGTATCTTCGTTATCGCCGATAACGAGCCAGCTTGTTTCTGTAATGGGTTTTAGTTTCACGGTCATAGTGGTATTGTTATGTAATCTTTCTTAGTGCAGCGGGTTTCTTCATTTTGCTTTTCATAGACGAAGCCGCCCAATGCTTCACATTTTTCTTCGTACCTTACTTTCTTCTCCACTGCTGGAATATATATTTCAAAAATAGAAAATGGTATCCAGGTTACAAATAATGCAAAACCTAGTACCTTTGCTATCTCGAACAAATCATCATTCTTTTCACTTTTCGTCATAGTATTTAGCCCGTAACATTGGCATGAAGGCTGCTGAATTATCGCCAATTTTCTTCAATGCCCATTTGCCGCAGAATTTCATAAATCCTATTCCAATCTCTACCGCCGGCACATTCTTACGGCCAGTCTTTTCTGCTATGATTTCAAGACAGCTGGCTTTGATGTCATCCGGAATCTGTGATAAGTCAATTAATTTCTTATTAAATTCAAATTGTTCTTTAACCCTTTGTTCTTTCTGTTCGTGGTCAACCCACTTCTGTAACATGAAGTTATTCCATGCAAAACCCTTACCTGTATCGGCATAGGCCTCGCGAATTCCTACAGTTGCTTTAGTACCTTTTTCGCGCACACCGGGATAAGCACTAAAGATGTTATCAGTTTTGTCACCGCGTACACATTTAAGGAACAGAGCATAGTTATACCAACCTTCTTCGCACACAAAGTTAGGATTTTTCTTACCTGCCTTGATCTTCGCATCAGATGTTAGGACAAATTCCAATCTGTTGCCGTCGTCGTCAAAGACACCATCTTGACGAATTTGGATATTCTTAACTGGATCATAAATTGTAAGATTAGGGAAACGGAGTTCTTGGAAGAAGTCCGAATCAGAGCTAATCAATACATGCTTGTCGTCGGGGTGAGCCTCGATCCACAAGTGGATCATATCATCGGCTTCTGCCTGTGGATTCTGCAGGACAGTAACATTTGTTTTCTGATCAATGTAGTTTACAAAGTCGTCAAATGCTTCTACAAGGATTCCGTGATCCTCCTGTTCCTTTGGAGTTTGTTCGGCAAATGTAACGGCACGATTTGCTTTATACCCGGGATAGAAAGTTTTACGCCAGGATCTGCCCTCAAGGAAGAATACAACATGGGTTCCGTTCCACTTGTTGTATTCTTTCTTCATGCTATGAAGAATCAAATGGAGAGCCATACCTATCATGCTATCAATACCCAACGCAGGGTTAGTCATTTTGATTTGACGATAGAATAGGTTATGGCCGTCAGTTAGAATATAGGTGTGCATCTATTAATTATATACTGTTCTAACAAAGATGTCAAAAGAAGTTAATCATATAGACGTTTGGATTGTCTCGCTCGTTTATAAAGGCCAGTGCTTTTGATGTAACATCAGTGAATTCCTTGCCCTCGAATGTTCTCGAATCCTGCGGTAAACTCAATTCCCATTCGCCCTTGAAGTCTCTATAGAACTTGTTCCTACTCATCTTCACTAACACATCTTCATCGTCTTGCCCTGCAAGATGTATCTCCATAGTTGTAACACCGTCGGTGGTGAACATTGTGGTCTGAATGCGTCGGTCATCCATGACTATGAGTTCTAAGGAATTTTTTACTACTTTGTTCATTTCTTTCTTTCTACTTGTCGTTGAATTTCTGCCCACTCAGTTGGATGGGTCCTCCAATACAGCATATGTAGATTATGTCCCTTCTGTCCGGGACGACTATATCTTCCGCTGTATCTCTTAAAAAGGATTTCAGCCCTACGCTTGCCTACGATTTCTTCATGCCCTATGCAACCGGGGCAAGGATACCAATGCCAGCAGAGTTTCTCCCTGGCTGTAAATTTTTCACCGCCTAATCTACGCTTCATTACATAATACGATGCATTCATTAACTGTGACCTTTTCTTCCCTCTGGCAAGGATTCCGAGTTCCAACGACGCATGGTTTCCAGATTGGCGGCCGAGTCGGCAGTAAAGTCGCCGGTGCCGTCGAATTCCTCCATTGCTACATTCCTGCAGACTTCCATGAACCACTGATTCACAATGGCGTCGGGCGACGGACCCTTATAGCCCTCGGCCTCCAACCTTGCAACAAAGTATTCGTTCCAGTCTAATTCAAAGCTACCCTCCAAAGACGACTTCCCACCAAAGTCCATACTAAGCACAGTAACCCATGGCTCCTTTTTAATAGTTGCCACCTTCTTCGAATACTCGGTATCGTTTAAGCTTCCTTCGCGTCTCTCTAACTCTACTTCGGCAAGCGAACGTTGATTCTCATCTTCTATCAGTGCTGCAAGTGCTTTATGATATTCAATCTCCGATAACTTACCGTGCTTGTACTTAAGGTCAGTCATTTTACGACTATAGTCCCTTGGATCCATATCCGATTCTGCTAATGTTAGCAGCTTATGCTCTAGTTCGTAACCGGTAAGCTCATATTCAGCCTTTGCGATTTCTCTTGTGCGCCCCTTTAGTCCCCACGAACCGGGCATCCATTCAAACGGTATTTTAAACATATTCTTTTCCATATTTTAAAGTAAAAGCAAGACAATCCTCCGGAGTCTCAAAAACAACTACGACAACTGGCTGTGCGCCCTCATATAGGACATCTATCTCAGATCCTGGCCAATTTTCCCTAATCAGATCAAACCTATTAAAATTACTAATTAGGCCAGTAAATCTGGTCTTGAAAACTCTATGA